TCAGGCATCAAACCCTGCCACCACTTCCCGCTGCGCCACCCAATCGGTCGGCAGCGGATTGCACTGGAACCACAGCAGGCTCATGCATCGGGGCTGCTGCCCGGCCAGGATGCTCTGGGCAATGGCGGGCTCCAGCAGCATCAGGCGTAGCAGTTCGTTGACCGTCGAGTGGTGCAGTCCTTCGCGCTGGGCAATTTCGCTGCCGCTACCGACCACGCCGTCGTCGAGCAGTTGCTGCCAGTAGAAGGCCCGCGTCAGCGCCACCAGCAAGGGCTGGTTGTGTTGCGTGGTCACCTTGCCCGGTGCCTCGAGCTGGCCATCGGACCGCACCACCACCTTGCTGCCGCCGCGCTTACGGATTTTCAGCGGGATGAAGGTGGACAGCTTCACCTGCCCTCCATCCCTGTGTTCACGCGCAACGGCTGCGCCCAAGGTCTGCACTTTCGGCTTCATGCCTCCACCTCCTGTTGCTCCCATTCCTGCAATTCCGCGCCGATGCTGCCGGGCAGAAGTTCCCCGGCCAGCTCCTGCCAGCCCTGATCGCGCCAGATGATTTCCAGCCCGCCGTCAGCAATCACCACGCGCTCGATCAGCAGTTGCGCTAGTCGGCATTGCTCCGCTGGAAACAGCTCGCGCCACAGGCTGGCGAGATTGCGCATCGGCAGCACCACTTGCGGCTCGGTGAGGTCGGGTCGTATTTGCTGTATCCGATCCCACACCGATTGCACGATGTGCGGGGCTGATAGCGCCGCCACGATTTGCTGCGTGACCAGTTCTTCAATCGGCGCGGCAGGCAGCGGCCCGTGCTGGCTGGCCCACGCGCCAAAGCGCCGGTGTTTGATCGGGCTGTAGTAGCGGTAGGTCTTGCCCTTCTTGACCGTGTAGCTGGGCACCAGCCGTTCGCCATCGAGCGTGAACAGCAGGCCGCGCAATAGGATCGGTTCGCTCTGGCGATCATTCGTCGCGCGCCGCCGCTCGATGCCATCGGTGGCGATCAGCGCGTGGACGGCATCCCACTGCGCATGGGTGATGATGGCTTGATGCTGGCCGGGGAAGCTCTGGCCTTTGTGGACGATCTCGCCCAAGTACATCCGGTTGTGCAGCATCTTGTAGATGGTCTGCTTGGTGACGGGCTTGTCACCCTTGGTGACCACGCCTTCTGCGCCATAGGCCTTGGCCATCAGCGTGGCCGAGCGCAGGGTCACGAAGTCATCGTAGATGCGACGCACCAGCTTGGCCTCGACCTCGTTGATCACCAGCATACGGTTATCCACGTCGTACCCCAGCGGCAGCGGCCCGCCCATCCACATCCCCTTGGCCTTGCTGGCGGCGATCTTGTCGCAGATGCGCTCGCCGGTGACCTCGCGTTCGAACTGGGCGAAGGACAGCAGAACATTGAGCATCAGCCGGCCCATCGAGGTGGCCGAGTTGATCTGCTGCGTGACGGCGCTGAAGCTGACCCGGTGGCGGTCAAATACATCGACCATCCGCGCGAAATCGGCCAGCGAGCGACTGAGGCGGTCGATCTTGTAAACCACCACGATGTCGACCTTGCCCATTTGGATGTCGGCCATAAGGCGCTTCAAGGCGGGTCGGTCCATGTTGCCGCCAGAGAAACCACCGTCGTCGTAATCGTCGGCCACCGCAATCCAGCCCTCATGGCTTTGGCTCTTGATAAAGGCGTGCCCGGCTTCCTTCTGCGCGTCGATGGAGTTGAAGGATTGATCTAGGCGCTCGTCGCTGGAGACGCGGCAGTACACCGCGCAGCGTTTGGGTGGGACGGTTGGCGAAACCACGGGGCGGCTCATTGCGCAGCCCCCTTGCCATCGCGCAGGCCAAAGAATTTCGGCCCATTCCACTGCGTACCGGTGATGTGCCGCGCTGCCGCCGACAGGCTCTTGAACACCTGCCCGTTGAGTTCGTACAGGCCATCGGGTGTGACGGTGACACGATGCTGGCGCTCATCCCATTCGCGGATCAGCGTGGTGCCGGGCATCAGCAAGGTCTGCGCGCTGCGCCCGACACTGGTTTTGATCTTCGAATGCTTGGCTCCGGCCTCGACCAGCATCTTGCGAATATTGGTGGGCAACGCGCCATAGGCCCGCTCCTGAATCCGATAGGCCAGGCGCGATTCCACGTAGCTGCGATTGCGGTGGCTGGGCCGCCGGGGGAAGTGCTGATCCCACAGCGCCCAGAGGTCTTTCATGGGCAGGGATGGCAGCGCGGCCAGTTGGGCCGGGATACTGCCGTTTGGGGTGTCCGTCATGTCAAATGCTCCTGTGGTTGAGACAGGTCCATGAACGCGCTGTGCCAAGCAGAAGCCAAGTCAAACCGCGCTCTTTGTTTCATCGGCGGCGATACCGACGTGGCGGGCGTTGGACGTGGCGTTGCCACCAACGCTGGAAGCGGTGTTCGATACGCGCGGCCGCACACAACCAATGCCACCACCACGGCCGTTTCATCAGCACACGGTACGGCCTACGCACGATGGACGTCGGCCGCCTGTCCGGCACAGTGAAAGGGGTCTCGCCCCACGTGGCCTGCGACTCAGAAGGCAGTGTGCCAATGCCGTCGTCACGCGCGATGGCGGCGTGCGCTGCTGTCGGCAAAAACTGAGGCCGGATCGGCGCGCGCTCCAGACCATCCGGCCCGGGTGCAATGCGTGGCGACAGCGGCCCGAAGCGATCAGGCTGATGCTGGCGTGAGGGCTGGATTTCCATGTCGGCGCCCCTCACACATCCACGCGCACCACGGTCGACAGGCCGTGACCGGGGTCGAGGTGCCTCTTTGGTGGATTGGGATCGGGGGCGTAGATGCTGCGCGGATCATTCCCCGCTTTGGCGTGGTAGACCTTGAGCCCAAAACTATCGAAACCCACGTGACGCAGCGCATCATCCAATGTCGCGGCAAGCGCGTTATCGGTGCTGGCGAATCGATCGTTCAGTGCGCGCAGGTCTTCAAAGCCCAGGCCCTCGATCAAGGTCGGCAGCAGTTCGCCATCGCGCGCCGGTCCGATCAACTCGTGGCCATAGCGGGTGCGGTAATCACCGGTCACGCTGTAGTGTTGCAGGCGCACCCGACTGAGCAAGACGCTTTCCACGGTTTGCATCTCGCGCCAGGCCTGCACGAAGGTCTTGGCGGCTTCGAACATCCGCTGTGCGCTGTGCCGGAAGATGTGGCGGATTTCCTGATCGATCAGCGTTTCATCCAGCCCGGCCACCATCTGCCCGGCCAGATCATTGATGTACTGTTCCAGCGCCTTGACTCGGGTCGGCGCTTCCAACACTTGCTGCGTGGCTTTCACGCGCGCAGCGTGTTCTTGCGCCAATGCCTGCTGGTGTTCCTGATCAAATTTCGCCAGCGCCTCAGTGTCACCCAAGGCCAACAGCACCTCGCGCTGGATAGTGAGTGTCATCTGGGGTTCGGCGGGTTTATCCCAGCCACAGGTGATGCGGTTGGTGGCCACCAATGCGGCAATGGCCTGGTCGTACTGGGCGTTTTGCTGGCGCAGGCGATCAAACATCTGCGCCACGGCGCTGACATCTCCGATTTCGTTCAAAGGGGGTTCGGTGCTCGCTGTGGTGTGCGTGGCATCGGTAGTTTTTTTACTGCGGCGGATCAGATTCACGGTGCGCTCCTGTCGAAATAGAGTGTGGTTTAGACAGGAGTAATGGTCCGCGCAGAGACAGTTCAGGTCGATCAGGCCGTAGCGGGTGGCTGCGGGTTTGCGGGCACGATCCAGCCTTGGCAGATCCCGATACCCGGCTCAGTGTTGTAAAAATGCCCTGAAGCGGATAGCAATATTGAGTAATAGATCGGGCTATTGGTGGCCGTTTCGTACAAAAGCGAATTTTGGCCATTTTCCTTCACAAATCAGCCGGCGAAGAATCTCCTCATCGCGGTCGCACATCCCTCACCCCAGGACAGCGCCCCTCAACGACGACAGGAGATTACGATGCAAAACACGCTGCCCGAACTGATCACCCCGAGCACACTGGCGGCCCGCTGGGGCCTTTCTGAAAAAACGCTCGAACGCTGGCGAATGACCGGCAATGGCCCTACCTTCCTCAAGTTGGGCAGCCGGGTGCTGTACCGCATGGATGATGTCTCGGCGCACGAAGCCCAGCGCACTCGCCGTTGCACCGCAGGCCAATTCATCAGCGAAGGCATCTGGCGATGAACCGGGCCCAACGCCGCCAGCGCGACACTCTCTCCCGGCAACTGCGCACCCACATTGCCGAACACGGCATCGAGGCGATGCTCGACAAGATGTTCGACCGGGCAGCTGGCGCTACGACGCCCGCGAACAGCTGTGGATCGTGCCCGACACCCAGGACACCGGCCCCGGCCGCGCCTACTACTGCGTGCGCGCTAATGGCGACTGGTTTAAGGCGCGGCTGGATGTGGAGCACACGCAATGATGGCGACCACCACGCTAGCCACCACCGTGGCCCGTCATCAATTCTTTGATTTCAACGACGCAGCGGACGCCATCCTGCCCCGCCGCGACAAGGACGAAATTCGAGCCCGCCTGTTGGATCAGCTGGAATTGGTGCTGTGCTATCTGTTTCCGCGCGGCAAACGGCGTGGCAGCCAGTTCTACATTGGCAACCTGCAAGGCGAGCCGGGTGACAGTCTGGTAGTCGAACTCGAAGGCCCCAAGCGTGGCCTGTGGATCGACTTTGCTACTGGCGAATCGGGCGACGTGCTGGCGTTGTGGGCGAGCACCCGGGGTTACACGTTGCCCGCCGATTTCAGCGATCTGCTCGAAGACGCAGGCGATTGGCTGATGGTGCCGCAGCTCGCCGCCGCACCCGTGCTGCGCGCGACGACTATTTATGACGATCTCGGCCCGCACACCCGCAAATGGGATTACCTCGCGGCCGATGGCCGCCTGATTGCCTGCGTTTATCGGCACGACACGCCCACCGGCAAGCAGTACCGACCCTGGGATGTTCGGGCGCGCGCCATGCGCATGCCGGAACCCCGCCCGCTCTACAACCTGCCCGCCATCGCTGGGGCCGATGCTGGCGAGGGCTGGGAAAAGAAGGGGCCACAGCCTGGGTCTGAGCCGTTCTCAGCGCCGAGCCCCGCCCCTGCCAGCTTCGCCGAGTTTGCCGCATCGAGCGGGCAGCTCGCCATCGACCAGGCCATTGCCGGCATGCCGGACGATGCCTTCCAGGAGGCGATGGCCGGGCTGATTGAGCCGCTGCTGGCGGCGATTGATGCCGAGGACACGTTTGAGGATGCCCTGGCTGCGGCCGAGGCGGCGTATCCGGCGATGGACAAGGCCAAACTGCAGCACTTGTTGGCGCGGGCGATGTTTGGCGGTGAGGCGTACGGGCGGCAGGTGGAGCAGTGATCCGCGCGCGCCTCGACCTGGAGCCCGCCGACGCCGTCCGCTACTTTGCGGGCAAGGGCGAGCAGCTGGCGTGGGATTACACCGAGCTCTGGCGCGAGGCCAATGTGCATGCCTTTACCGTCGCCAAGGTGACGTCCACCGATCTGCTACGCGCCATCCGTGCCGAGGTGGCCAAGGCGATCGGCAAGGGCCAGACGTTTGAGGATTTCAAGCGCACGCTGCGCCCGCGTCTGCAGGACTTGGGCTGGTGGGGCACGCAAGAGGTTCTGGACGCCGATACCGGCGAGCTCACCCGCGTGCAGCTGGGCAGCAATCGGCGCTTGCGCACGATCTATCAGACCAACGTGCAGACGGCCTACATGGCCGGGCGCTTCAAGCGCTACGCCGATAACGCCGTCGATCGCCCCTACTGGCGCTACGTGGCGATCATGGATAGCCGCACCCGGCCGGCGCACGCCGCGCTGCACGGCAAGGTGTGGCGTCACGACGATCCGATTTGGAAGGTGATCTGGCCGCCTAATGGCTGGGGCTGCAGGTGCCGCACTACCGCGCTGACCGAGGCTGAATTCCGCGCGCTCGGCGTGCCGCTGGAAAGCGGCCGCGACGCGATCGTCGAGCGCACCGTGGTGCTCAACAAGGCCGGCGACACGGCCACCGTGCGCGGCCTGCGCTACCGCGACGCCAACGGCAAAGACGCGGTGTTCATGCCCGACCCGGGCTGGGACTACAACCCCGGCGCGGAATGGAGTCTCTTTGATCCAGCGGGGTTCAAGGGCGAGGCGATTGATGTGCCGGCGATCACGCCGAGCAGCGCTGCGGGGGTGATCAAGTCGCTGCCGGGGCAGCAGAGCTGGAAGGATCTCAACTTGCGGGATCTGCGCGATCTAGCCGTGCCAAGACTGCCAGCGCCTGAGCTTCTGCCATCCGCCGATGATCGCGTGCAGGCGCTTCAGGTGATGACCAAGGCCTTGCTTACGCCGGGCACAAAGACAAGATCAGTCGCGACACCCGTTGGTGATGTGATCATCCGTGCGGAGCTGCTGCCGCACGTCGTCGAGAAGGTACAAGACGGCCGCGAGCGCTATGCCAACTACGTCATCCCCGCACTCGAGACCCCGCTCGAAGTCTGGCTGACGGCGTATGCCGACGGTAGCTATCGCAAACGCTACATCGCGTTGTTCGATGGGCTTAGCGACGTTCTGCTGATCGTGCGCGAAAATCGCGATGGCTCGCTCTTCTGGGAGCTGTACAACCTCATGAACGCCGACGCCCGGCGACTGAACAAGCTGCGCGAGGGGGTCCCGCTGTACCTGCGCGGGACGAATTGAAACCGGTGGGAGTGTGCGCGCCGGTCCCATCCTCCGGCTTGTCTCGGCTGCCTCGGAATCCCTACCGCCGGTCACAGGGGCTCGTCCCTACCGGTTTCGCGCGGCGCACACAGTCTCAGGATAGGTCATGATCGAGATCGAAATCAACGCCCGCGAGCTGCAGGCACGAATCGAGCAGGCTGCGGCAAAGCTCGAGAACATGCGCCCGCTGATGCAGCGGATCGCCGGCACCCTGGAGCACGAAACCGAGGCCAACTTTGCCGCCCAGGGCCGTCCGTCATGGGCGCCGCTATCGAAGGCAACGATCGCCAAGCGGCTAAAGCGCAACAACGGCGGCTCCACACTGAAGATCCTGCAGGACCGCGGCATCCTGGCCAGTAGCATCAGCACAGCCTACGGCAATGACTACGCACAGATCGGTGTCGGCGGCGCCGCGCGAGCCTACGCCGCCATTCATCAGTTCGGTGGCACGATCGAGCGCGCACCACAGTCCCGGAAAACACGCCTGCGCACAGACGCTCACGGGAACCTCGTGCGCCAGGGCACCGAAGGCAGCGCAAAGGGCCGCGCCACCTTTGCCAAGGACAGCCACAAGCGCGCTCGCGAGAGCTGGAGCACGTCGGGCCCGTATCAAATCGATATCCCCGCGCGCCCCTACCTTCCCTTCACCGGCTCAGGCGCTTCCGCCCGACTGCAACCCGAGGCCGAACGCTCGGTTCTCGACGCGATTTCGCGCATGCTCGCCGACGCGCTCGGCTGACCCACCAGCCTCCTCAGCCCGCGCCTGCGCCTTTCGCCCTGCGCAAGGCATTTGCACGACTCGTCCTCCCAAGTCCCCATATTTCCCACTACATCCCGGATTTATCTCACCAATCCGGCTTCAAATATCTCACTCGGTCTCACGATGCCGTAGTGCTGGTCGAAGGTGAAAAATGCGCAGAAGCCCTGATGCAGCGTGGCATCGTGGCCACCACCGCCATGGGCGGTGCTGCGACCGCGCTCGACAAGACCGACTGGACGCCGCTGGCGGGCAAGACGGTCGCCGTCTGGCCTGACCACGATGAAGCAGGTGCGCGCTATGCCGATGCAGTCATCCAGAAGCTGCAACACATCGGTGCCCGGGTGCGCCGCGTCACCGTACCCAAAGACCAACCCGCCAAGTGGGATGCTGCCGATGCCGTGGCCGAAGGCTTCGATGTCGAAGCGCTGCTGCACGCCTCTTTGCCGGTCACCGGCATCCCGGCCCCAACGCTGGACATCACCCGCTGGCGTGCAGCCGACCGCTTCACCGGGCAGCCCCAGCAACGCCGCTGGCTGGTTGAAGGCGTATTCCCCCAAGCGCAAGCCGCGCTGATCGCTGCCGCAGGCGGGGTCGGCAAATCCTTCCTGCTGCTGGCGCTCGCCCGCGAAGTGGCAGCCTTCGACGGCATCTGGGCCAATGCCCCCACACTGTTCGGCGGCGCGCTGGCGGGCCACGGCGTGGCGATCTACATCACCGCTGAGGACGATGCCATCGAGATACACAACCGGCTCAATGCCCTCGGGCCAATTCCTGATCGGCGGTACGTGTTGCCGTTGCCCGATGCCGGAGGCGCGGTGCCGCTGTTTGCGCCCGATCCCGCCAGCCGAGGCCCGGCGACCACGACGGCATGGGGTGATTTGGAGCGGCAGCTGAAAGCCATGCACAGCCTGTGCCTGGTGGTACTCGACCCGCTGCAACCCTTGTGCGCGCTGGATCTGAACGTGCCGGAAAACGCCCAGTTTGTCTGCTCGCGTTTGGCTGCGCTGGCGGCCAGCACCGGCGCGGCAGTGATCGTGTCGCACCACTTTGCCAAGCGCGAAGCCTCCACACCCGAGCAGGCCCGCGAAGCCATTCGGGGCACGGGTGGTCTGGTCGATGGCGTGCGGGCGGTCTATGCCCTGTGGCACCCCAAGGAAGAGCAAGCCAAGAAACTCTGCGACGCACTGGGCGAGCCCTTCGAGCGTGGCCGGACCGTGATGGGGGCGGTGGTCAAGGCTAATGGCCGCGCCAACCTGCGCGTGACCACCTTTTTGCGCAGTGCCAGCGGCTTGCTGGTCGATTGCAGCGACCGTCTGCGCCAGACCCGGCCCGAGCCGGATGACCTGCTGCCCGCACTGAAATTGGCCATCGCCCGGGCCGCGAAAGACGGCCAGCCCTACACCAAGACCGGTGGCAACGGCCTGTACGAGCGCCGCCACGAGCTGCCCGAAGTCTTCCACGCCATCGGCAAGCATCGGCTTACCGGCTGGGTGGATGCCTTGCTCGCGCAGGGCGAGCTGATCACGGCCATGGCCGAAGGCTCCAAGCTGGTGAAGTGGCTCGACATCCCCGATGGCCCGGTCGCCCAAGGGCAGGCGGTGTTCGTCACCGGCCACCTGACGCGCTCCAGCGCCGGTCGGCCCAGCGTCGAGTAATGCTTCCCACCCCCAATAATCGTTCCCGGCTTCCCACTTTCCCACCGGGAACGCAACCGGGGTGGGAACGATTTAGCACCAGCAAAATCATGGGGTTAAATTGTTCCCGAGGCAAATCGTTCCCAGACGAGCCGGGAAGGATTAAAACCCAATGAAATCAAGGCATTCCCGGCTTCCCGGTGTTTCCTCTCTAAAGAGAGGGTGAGCATTGGGAATGCTCACCTCACTCGAGTCTTGACGCTGCCCGGACAGGGAGGCCACAGCCCGCCCAGGCAAAAGGGGTCCTTCCGGGCGATATTCCAATACGGGAGGCGACAGCGCGGCATTTCGCCACCGTCTGACCAGAAAACAAGGTTTGCGGGGTTTGCGGTTCGCACCCGAGTGCGCGGGTCGATGGGCTGAATTCGGCGTCAGTGCGGGCGTGTGCGGGAAATTGGGGAATGGCGAAGGTGCGAACCTGGGTGCGGACTGGGTTTGCAGGTTTGCATCCCGGCAGCACGAAGAACGGCCAGGGACGAAAACTCAATACTGGTGCGGGTTTGCAGCATATCCGCAACTCAAAATCCTGAAATCGGCCACCGTGACATTGGCACAAGGGCCTCCAGAATCTAGACACCCTTGGCCGCAATCACACCACCCGATAAGCCCGCTCGCCGGTGTCGTTATGCGCCAGCACTACGTTCAGCCCGAGCTTCTTGCGCAGCATCCCGGAAATCGCGCCGCGCACGGTGTGGGGCTGCCAGCCGGTGGCCAGCATCAGTTGCAGACTGGTTGCTCCCTGCGGGCGGCGCAGCGCCATCACCAACGCGGCGAGTTTGGTGCCGGGGCGGAACGGCATGCTCTCCAGAAGTTGGAGGTCGTCGATGGTGTCCACGAGCTGGGCATCATCCGGCGGCGCGGGCCGTTGTTGACCGATGGCCGCGTAGCCCGCGTCGGTCATCACGTAGCCGTCGTCGGCAGGCTCGATCCACCCGCGCTGCAGCAGTGCAGTCACCACCTTGACCCGAGCGCCGCCGCGCATGTTGGCGGGCGGGATCACGCGCCCATCGGCACGGCGGGCGGCAGTGCGAAGGAGCAGGCTTTGGGCCGGGGAGAGTTTGAGCAGGGCGTCCATCGCGGCCTCCCTTACTTGGCCTGGCCGCCGAAGATCGCCAGCAGGTCATCCAGCGCCTGATCCACCCGACCGAGGTCACCGACGTGGCCCCAGTGGATGGCCTCCGGGCTGTGGCCGAAGTGGTCGTCGGCCAGTTGCTGCAGCCGGGCCAGCTTGATGCTGATGGCAGCGGCGCGGGCGAGATAGGCGTCGGTGGCAGTGGTCTTGGTGTTCAT